CCATATCCCCCGGTATAGACCTGAGTTTTATTCTTGTAGTTCAAAAGATCTACGAATCTTTGAAGGACATCCGTTTCCTGATATTTGATGATCGAAGTCTCATGATTCCCGTATCCGATCACAGTAATCAAATGCGCATAGGGTGACCACCAATCTACTGCCGTATCAATAACTGAGTCTAAATACCTTGCGTTATTATGCTCTGGAAGAATGTCGCTTTTATTTCCCCTTTTATCGCCCCTCCCTTGCATGAGGCATAGTAAATCCCCATTGATGAAGATAGGTATCTGATTCTCAAGGAAATAGTCAAGATGCTTTTTCAATTTTACCCTATCACATTTTGGATTATCCCAATGGATGTCACTTAATAGGGCTACCCTTTTCTCATCCCTCTGAAGGGTGATAGCATGAAGGTTTCTGCTTATTTTTTTAACTTCCATTAAATGGGTAGATAGGTAGTATTTGCTGCTGACTTAACAGCCTTCAGTTTCTGCTTTCGGTTGCCTGTCTTGACATAGCTTACATGAACCCAATCAGGATTTTTATCCGTACCAAATTCCCAGATCAATTGATCAAAATCTAGCTTGTCCTTAATAAACTCAAAAATCATCTTATTGGTCACTCCGTTGCTGCTTCCATCCATGTCTATGTCAATCGCTTGACCTTTGCTATGCTGAGAAGTTTGGCTTCCACCAATGGCAGCATTTAACTCCTTGCTTCTGTATCCGCTTGAGATGTGAATAGGAACTCCAAAGTGCGCACGAATAGGTTCAAATACTTTTTCTGCTAGTAGCTTAAAGTTCTCCAAATGCTCCGGCGTAGGTGTGTTGCTAATCCCTCTGCGCTTTGCAGTTTCGCTTCTAGTTACTTCTGAAAGAGATAGGTGCTGACTAATTTTCATAGTTTTATTTTTTTTCAGTTGCGTATTTTACCCCCATAATTGTACCCACTATTGAAAAGGCATTTGTCAAAAGGATGCCAAACATATTTGACCAAGTAGATCCTATGATCTGCGTGTCCTTGCTTGTAAAAATAGCTACGGCATAAAGCCCTGTAGTAATTAATCCAACACCCATAATGACAAGCAAAGCCACCCGGACAACAGTCCCAATTAATTCCGATTGACTTTTCTTGATCAAGACATCCAAGTCATTCAAAGCAGCGTTCTTCTCGATTTCAATAGACTTCTTTAATTCTTCAGATTTCTCTAATTCCTTTTTTAAGTTGGCACTCAATTTTTCAATCTCATGTTGATGCTTTACGCTTTCTGTAATGTCAGAAGCAATCTTCATGATTTTAAAGGTATTCCCTGAATCATCAATAATTGGGTTATAAGTGGCTCGGATGTAAAGCTTCGAACCATCCTTCTTCACTCTTTCGAATTCACCCGAAAAGAACTTACCGCTTTTCAATGTATTCCAGAAATTCTTGTATTCTTCAGAATCTGCATAGTCAGGCTTTACAAACATAGAGTGATGTCTGCCTACTATTTTAGCAGAGTCAGTAGCCTTGTATCCAACTGCCTTCAAAAAAATGTCATTTACCCTAAGAATGTTGCCATCTAGGTCAAAGTCAATAACCGCATTACTTCGATTTATTGCTTCTAGTCTCGATATCAGTTCCTCGTTTGACAAGTCTCTCATTCATTATTCTTGCGAAAAATTTTTTCAGCAGCCGTGATGCCTAAAGCAGCAGCAGACAAGGCAGCTACCGAATAAACCAAAGCCTCAGATGGCTCATTAACTGCATCGTGATTTGCATACAAAGTATAGCACAAAGCAATAGCTGAAAATACACCTACGAATCTCTTGCTAGATGCTTCTCCGTTTTCGGATAAGAATCCTTTTAGCCAATTAAAGAAGTTTTTCATCTACCCTGTCCTCTGTATTTTTTAGGTTTGTTTAAACTTTTGGAGTAGGCTTTTTTTGCCTTTCCGTTTCTCCTTTTTCCAAAGGTTATTTTTATCTGTGCTACCGCCTTAGCCTTTGCCATTGTTTTTCTTTATTTCGCCCCGTATTTTATAAACCAAATAAACAATTGATAAAATAGAAATCACCGAAGTGAAAACTAAATTCACAAATTGAAGCCCTGCCATAGCAGTAACATTTGCAAAGATTGCTACAAATGTAGAAGGTACTCCTAGTTCATCACTTTTCAAGATATTCATTTTTAGGCTTCGGTAGGGATTGAACAAAGGTCTAGAGGCATAGGAGCAATAACCTGTATAGCAATTGATACACCGGCTGTAAAATCATCAAAGCGTTCTTGAAAGAATTCCAAAGCTGCGTTAGGTGCTGTATTAAAGGTGTAGTCATTGTCAAGTTTTAATTTGGCTAGAAAGTCCAAAGCCACAAGCATCTGATCACTCTGGATCTGAAGTCTGTTGCTCTTGTCTTCCGTTAGTAGATCCGCAAAAAGAAGGAGTAGATCATAGCGCATGGTAGTACCGCTATAGACCGAAGGCTTTACCACAGTCCAAAGAACTGGGTACTGAATCTCTCCTCCATTATCTACATAATCGTAGATGTCACCCTCTCCGAAGGTTCGGATCATTGGGTGCGCTTCTTGGATTGCTTTTAGTTTTTTGACTAGGTCTACTAGAGTCATCTTGTTTGGATAGAAATTCTTTTAGTTTCTTTTCGTTTTTGCTGTAAGCCATTTTTTAGAATGGTTTTTTGTATCTATTGCCTTGGTATCTTTCGCTATATGGTCTGTGATCCTCATAGTCACCCCTGCCCAAGTTGATAGCTACCTTGTACTGATTAGATACAGGCTGAATAGTAGTGACATCCGATCCCGGATTCAAGTACTCAGGGTACTGCTCAGAATTAGCGCATAGGTAATTGATTGCTCTTTCAGCGTACCACTCCGCATATCCCTTGTAGTATTGGCTAATGCTCTGCAATTCTGCGAAGGTTGGCTCTGTGATGTTCTCAGACTTTCTCTTTACCACCCCTTTATTGACAAACTTGTACTGCATAGCCATAGGCAATTCACCAAGCACATAGTTGAAAAGGGTATCCGTGAGATAGCTATCTAGGAAAGTCTTATAGACTGCATTCCCAGATTGCCCTATAGTTCCTGCTGCAATTAGTTGAAGTATCTTATCGTATAGCGCAGTTCCACAGATAGGATGGATATACCTATCTTGAGTCATCTTGATCACCTGAGTTACATTCTTCAGGTCAATATTTGCGGAGGCTACTGTGAAGTCCTTGAAGGACTGCTCCGATATCATCAATACATTTGCGCTCATCGTGATGTTTTTTCTACTACTACATTTCTTTTCCACTCATGACGGCAGAAAGGAGTTCTTCTTCCTGTGTTCGGGTTGGTGTACCATCCACCGCACAATTGAAAAACGCTATAGCCTAACTGATTGGATATGTTTTGAATTTCTTCCCGTGTAAAGAATAGACCGCTTCCATATAGCTTCTCGCACAAAGGTCTTGATCCACTCTTTGCAGCAGGAACATTTGGTCTTTCCTCATAGGAATAAAGTACCTTGAAGGAAGTAACAGGCTGAAGTCTTTTGATAGCTGCATCTCCTGTCCGGGTTACGGCTCTAGTAATTAACCCTTCCCGGCTAATCTTTTCCACCAAGACCTGATCATCAATCAAAGTATTGATTCTTGAGATCACGGAAGCCTCATCTATGCCTACTACCTTTGCAATCTGTGGGATAGTTATCGCCTCATTTCTTTGGATCTGAGTGATAATCTTTCTTTGAACTTCATTAAGTTGGTACTCAGCAAATAGATCCTGCTTGATAAATTCTTCCATGCTTGAGAAGTGCATTTTTGAACTTTCAATGACTTTAAATTTATCCTTTGATATTCCTTTGCCTTCAAACTTTGATAGGATATTTGCATCGTGTTCTGAGATAGAACATTGAAGGTGGAGGTGATCTGAAAATCCTTGCGTAGGATCTGTGATAACCTCCGTAGGGGTTACGATTTCAGTCCTTACAGGTAGACCAATCAAGCCTCTCAATTCATTCACATCCATAGATTCCACTACCTTAGTAGCAATCAATGGAGAAAGGCTGTTCAATGAGTTAATGATATCCTGCGCACCTTGGCTTTCCTTCTTCTCTATAGGTGCAAGTCCTAGCTTCTCACGGATCTCATCCTGAGTCATGTTTGTGCTGATAATCTGCTCGCTAAATTGGAAAGATATAGGTTCAGTCTTCTTGATCTCAAGTTCTGCAATAATATCATTGAACTTTAAAAGGTAATTTACTACCTCTTCAAGGGCTTGCTGCTTTGCATTTACATAGGTGTTCTGAAATAGTTCAGAAGCCTCTCTCATTTCAGATCTTCCGCCTAGCTGTCCTTCCGTCTTGATTCCAAAAAGCATTGGGCTAGTCACCTTATGACCTGTGAAAATCTCCTGCTGAACAGTCTTATTCAAAAGGTCAAAATGCTTATCTAATTCAGTTCCCGATAGATCAATGATTGAAGGTTCATTCTCTTTGCTATCATTGAAAGCAAGCATGAATTTTCCTGCATTTTTAGACCCTGAGAATTTGTCTTTGAATTGTCTTTCAATCCGATCCTCTTCTTCTTGGCTTACCTTACCTCCATTCAAGTTGATTAACTTGCTTGAGAACATCCCGTTGTTTATGGTGTTAAGGTGGTACTCCCCAATCGAAATATCTAGTTCAATGTAGGAGATCGCACCTCTGTAGTCTGGAAGGCTGTAGGTATTTGCGCCTGCTCTGTATTCTTTGAAGTATAGGATCTGAGTACCCGTAGTATTGTTGGGATCAAATGCCGGGTAGGTATCAAAATCAGGTCTAGGGTTGACATTGTCATTCTTGATCCAATTGTCAGAGACATAAAACTCGCTATTGTCTGCATTGGTTCTCACCTTGTAGTAGTCTACATGATAGAGTTCTGCAATCTCACCCGTGCCTTTAGTCCAGATCACCTGAAGATAGTATCCTCCAAAAATAGATAGATCCGTAACTAGCTTTTTGGTCAACTCATTAAGACTTTCCTGCTTGGTATTAATCCGATCAATCAAGCCGAATGCTTTAGCCTTCTGCATCTCATCTTCCGCCTTCACAGTCCACCCATTGCCACAGATATAGTCTACCTTCCCGGTAATGATAGCGTTGTTCTTTGCGCTATTATTGTAGATCCTAAGTAGGTAGTTCGGGTAGTCATTCTTCTCCCCGTAGTAGATGTATTCTTTCCCCTTAACTTCTTTGTAAACGGGCAAAGGCACTTGATCGAACTTGAATAATTTTATCATGCTGTTGTATAGGTCTTATAAGTACCATTATAGCCGTTATATCTCACCACTCCTGTAGTAGAAAGATTTGGTGCAGTCAACTCCATTTTTCCTGTGGCAATAATATCAGCACCGCTTCCCGTTTGGGTTACATAGTAACGCCAAAAGCCCACAGTGCTACTTGTAAAGGATGCTTGACTGATAGCAAATTCTGAGTATCTATCTTTGAAATCACTCACATCATTAAGGTTTAAAGTCACTTCTTCCTTTGTTACTTCATGTTGAAATAAAAAGGTGTAGGTATTGCTAGTAGTTTCTCTTTTATCAAATAGGGCTATGTAGATCACGCTATTAGCCCCCTTCTCGATTATCACCATATCTATAAATACAAAATCCTTTCTTTATGTACACAAAAAAAACAGCCCCAAAATTAGGGCTGCTTTTCACATCTAAACAACAAACCAAATATTAGTCAACCGGAGGAGTTCCTGTGAACAAGGCTGCCAATTCCTTCTCATTACCTGTGAAGGTCAAAGTGTATCCGTTACGATCACCAAATGCAGTGCCTGATCCTGATCCGCCACCAGTCAAGTCAAGTCCGTTAACCTCACCAAGTACCCAAGTCTTGTTGTTATTGTCCTGAACAAGGGCTACTAGTCTATTCTTAGCAAGTAGAAGGATCTCATTTCGAGTATTTACCTGCAATTTATTTAGGATGATCTCCAAGGTCTGAGCATAGAAAACAGTGCCATTCTGAACATTGGTATTCACAGCCTCTGCAAAGTTGGAAGATTCCTTTACTAGGTCATACTTCCAAAAATACTTGCCTGAATCCATAGTCACACCGGTGTAAGTTCCGGCAGTACCTGTCCATGATGCAATATCTTCTACGGCTGCAAACCATACTGCCTTCAAACCGCCGATTGAATCTTTGCAGTCAAGGGTATAGTTTTGAGTTAATGCGCAAGCCATATTTATTTTTATTTTAAGGTTTTAAAATAGGGTAGGGGTGAATCCCCTACCCGTGATTTATATTAAGGTGCTACATACTTCTTCCAGAATACTACTTCATCCGGGAAGGCAATTTGTACACCTAGCTTGAATTCAACTACAAATCTCATCTCATCCGCCTCTTTTGCATAGAACAACTCGAAACGATCCTGCTCATTCAAAAGGTCAGTACCAAGGTACATGTTGCTCATGGAAAGTCCGAAAAGCTGATCTGTTCCGTTCAATCCGTTAACACCGATCAATTTGATAGCAGTACCCGGAACAACTAGTTCCATGTTAGCAGCATCAACAGGGTAGTGATAAAGGTTAGCATCACGCAAAGCCAATACATACTCACGGAAAGTATCGTTTCCGCAGAAGATAACTACATCAGACTTGTCCAAAAGGGCAGCAGGAAGGGCAGCGAATACCGCATCAACAGCAGCAATAACATTGGAAGTAGTCAAGGTAGTCTGGTTTGCAGTGTTACCATTGATAGGATCACCTGCACCACCGAATCCAAGCGCATTGATGATAGTACCAAAGCCCATGAACTTGTTCAATTGTCCGTTTTGGCTTCCTGTATCACCCTGCCAGATAGCAGTCTCAAGGGCTGCACCAATTCTAGCTACTTTCTGAGCAGAATACTCAGCACCATAAGCCATGTAGTCATAAGTAGATCCTTCTCTCAAAGCCTTCTGAGTGTACTTAGCTTCAAATGCTTTAGGGCAGATTGATTCTTGAATCTTGATTTTACCTACAGTGATAGTTCTCTGTGTGATGGTAGTAGTTCCAGAAGAAGAGAAACCGCAAGTTCCGCCTGCTTGGAATACCGCATCGGTAGTCATGATGTTGATAGTTTCAGCGGATTTGATACCCACCTGAACATTACCTAGTGCTTCGATCAAAGAAGCAGTTTTTGCTGAGAAGATAGCAGCAGAAGTCAACTGCAATTCGTTCTCCTTTACATAGTTAGTTAAACCTGATAAGTCTAGTGCCATTTTATTTTTGTTTTAATTTTTGAAATGCGTTTTGAAGGCTGTTATACCTGTCTACTTTTTCTACTTTCATTTGCTTTGCAAATTGGTTTGGGCTAGTGATAGCTTTATCACTTGGTTCTTTTGCCAAAGATTCAAGGACTACTGCGGACATCTTTACCGCTTCCTTTACTTCTTCCGCTTTCTCTTCCATTGCCTTAACCTTTGCAGTCAATTCTTCTACCTTTTTTTCAAGGTCACCCATTGCTTGCTCAACCTTTGCCATTGCTTCATCCTTTACAGGCTCTTCTTCAGCAGGCACTTCTTCAGCAGCTTCGATCTCAATTTCAACCTTTGCTTCTGCTTCCTTTACCTCTGCAATTTTACCTTCTTCAAGGACTACCACGATTTCTCCGGATTCAAGTTGATGCTCTCCAACAGGTGCAGGGATTTGCGCCCCGTCTTCACCAATTACAAAGATCGAACCTGCCTCAAGATCATAGGCAACCGCTGTGCCATCTACTAGCTTACCTTCAACCAATGCGAAGGCAGCCTCTTTCTCTTGCTCAGAGAAAAGAAGTTTTTTGATTTCTACTAGTGCGTCTTTTGCGTTCATAATTGTAAATATTAAATTGATTTTTAGTGTTCAATTTGGGATAGGATTTTGAAGATCTGCTGCATAATCTGCTCCTCCTGCGTGATAACCTTATTGGTCTTCTCATAGCGGAAAAGTCCCTCCACGGAAAAGCCTTTGAAAGTGCCTGCCTTGACTTCATTCCAGATCTTGTCATTGTCTACTTTGAAAGATCCAAACCATGATCCATTTGAAATGTCCTCGAATCCTTTCGGGGGCATAATCCCCTTCTCCCGATCAATGATAAAAGATTCAAACATATAGACCCCATCTACCGGGGTGCTATGCTCTACATTTACCTTCGATTGGTAGCCCTTCTTAAAGAATCTCTGTACTATTTTCTTGATCTCAGCAGCAGAAAAAGAAACATAGTATTCTTCATCTTCATCCCTTCTGTAGATCGGTAGATCCGCAATCATCAAAGCACCCGTAACGATTCTCTGCTCTTGGTTTTCAATGTTAAATTTGTTGAATCCTACAGCCCGAAAATCTTCTTGGTTCATCTTGCTTTCTGCCCATCTAAGCATTGGATCTCCACCCCATAGAAGGTAGGATATAGTCCCACAGGCTTCTGTATCTTCAGGGTTGTAGTATTCGGCTGCCCTGCTTAGGTAGGAATATGTTCTTCGGATGGTCTCTCTCGACAGATTTTCTCCTGCCATTATTTGAGTCGCACGAACTTTTCCCACCTGAGTAGCGCATCTATTCCCTACTGCCTCATTCAAACGGATTCCCCGTTCTGCGTTATCCTTGGCTGATTGAGGGTAGTCATTATATGAATCTTCTTGAAATCTACCTTCCCATTGAGTCGAGCAGATAGCTACCGCTTGATCAGATTCCTTCCCTTCATTGATCATGTATTCAATACATCTAGGAAGAAAGTCTTCTTTGCTTTCCCCTTGGCTAGGCTCTACAAATTGCTGAGAAAAGGCTAGGAAGTTTTTCTGAATCGCAGGGTATTCTACTAGGGCTATGAAGTCTACTTCTTCTTCACCTTCGATCGTATCCCCGATCATCATTTCATATAGTGGTAGTTTCTTTTCCATATCTGTAAGTATTAAAATCCTGCCCTTCGTTCAATATCTGCTACTCGCTTCTGAGTTCCTGTCACATCACTTTCCACCACATAAGCCCTCAAAGGTTGGGTAGGTTGCATGGCTGCACCAAGTGCCGTGATCGGGCTGTTTCCAATCGTAGGAACTTGAGCCACAGCAGCAGGAGCGGAAGCTGCACCGCCTCCGGGTACTTTTGTTTTTGCAATCTCCCTCACATTCTTGATACCGCCTGCCACCGCAATAGCAGCAGCAATCGCAGCACGAATAGGGGAAGATGGATCACCGGGAATCAACTGAGAAACATAGGCTTTCTGCGCACCTAGATAGGTATCGATCGTAGTAGCAGCTATTGCTGTAGCCTTTCCTGCTGCCGTGTTCTTACCTACTAGGCTTGAGACTGTATTCAATAGTCCTGCTGCCATAGCAGCGTTCTGCATCTTGGCTTCATTCTCTTTACGATCAATCTCGATCCGTGCATCTGAATAGCCTTTTATAGCTTCATTGTATTGCTGCTCTGTGATCAATCCCTTTTGAAACTGCTCAAGGGATAGGGCTTCTTTTCTATCAATCAAATCCTTTTGGATCTGGAAACTAGCATCCGCCTCCTTCATCTGCATATCCAAATCAAGCAAGGCTTTCTCTGCGTTCTGCTGATCAATGGTTAGCTGAAGGGCTGCAAGTTGCTGCTGCTCCTGTTGGGCTAGTTCTAGCTGAAGTGCAATCCTTTGTTCTCCCGTTAGCTTCTCATTTGCTAGGACATCCTGTCTTTTAGTTTCAAAGTCAAGTAGGATCTGCTGCCTTGCCTTTTCATTTTCATCTTTAATCCCTGCCAAACGGATCTCAGTCCTAATATCATTTAGCCTTTTCTGGAAGTCTTGCTCCCTAGCATCCGCTTCTTCTTTGTACTGCTTATCAATCTCAGCAAGTCTGTTCTGCCGTGCCATTTCTAGGCTGCCGTCATCCTTGATCCCTGCCTCTTTTAGCTTCTTTCTTTTTGATTCAAAATCCTTCTCTACAGCTGCTTCTTCTTGCTGTCTTTTATCTAGCATTTCTAGCTTTGCATCTTCTAGAATGCCTTGCGCTTCCAATTCCAAAGCCCTTCTTTTATCGGCTTCCGCCTTTGCCTTTTCCGCTGCTGCCTTGCTTTTCTCCGCTGCTGCTTTTTCTTGCTCCCCTTGGAACTTGTAGAAGTTTGCTGCCTCTACAGCGTTTTCGGTTAGTAGTTCCTTCTGCCTTTTCTGTTCTTCATCAGTTAATTGTCCTTTGACTTTTGCAGTCTGCTGAAGAAGGGCAAGTTCGTTATTGATCTGCTGCCTTCTTAGATCATAGATCTCCTTCTCTTTTCCGCCTTGGGCAGATAGTAGCTTAATCTTATTGTTAATGTCATCATTCAACTTTTCATTTGACTTGCCAAGGGCTTCTAGGTTTCTTTCTGCCTCATTTGTCAATCCTATAAAGTCCGTGAATCCAGTGATCAATCCGCTGATGAATTTTCCTAGTTCCTCAAAAACAGGGAATAGTTTCATCATCACTTCCTTCACCTTATCAAAGTTTGCAATCAGTAAACCAAGGGCAGCTACTAAAGCACCGACCCCGGTGGCTATGATCGCCTTACCGAATCCTTTTGTGGTTTTGGTTAGTCCATCCGTTGCCGTAGTAGCAGACTTTGCAGAAGCACCCAATCCCCTGAATGAGATCTTGAGTTGTTCTGTGACTTTTCCAATGTCTTTCAATTGGGATAGACCTTGAGACAAGGCTAATGCTCCCTGTACTTTTAGGAGTGCCTTTTCTACTTCCTCGGATTCCCCACCGAATAAAGCCATAGCACCCTGCACCGCTGCAATTCCTCCTGCTGCCGTGCTTGCTGCTGTGGTTAATGCCTGAAACCTTTTGCCCGGATCGAATAGCTGTGCTGCCTCATTTGCTGCCTCTATCTCATCACGAATCAAGGCTACCTTCTGCGCTGCTTGTACGGCTTCACTAGAGAATTCCCCGTATTTCTGCCGTGCAACTTGTAGTTCTTGAGTCGCTTCCCTTAGTTGTTTCTTTAAGGGTTTGACATCCGCATCTAAAATGATCTTATTTTCTTCAGCCATTGGATTGGGTTTTTAAAGGTTAGGGGAATCGTTTTGATTCCCCATGTTTACTATTCTGCTTCTGCTTCTTCCTTCGGGTTCTGCTCCTGCACTTGCTGTGCTAGGAATTGGATAAAGGACATCCCGTACTTGGTGGGCAGTTCTTGTGCCCATGCTTCTAGCATTTTGATTTGGTCTTCGTTAAGCGTTACTTTCATCTTGTGTTTGGTTTTGGTTTTGTGATTGTAAATATGCAGCGATAATTTCCTCAGTCCAAACGGCATTTGCTACCGCTTGCACCTTGGCATCTTCTCCGCTGATGTCATTGCTAGGATTGACTACATGACGATGAAAGGTTCGGCTAATTTCTAGCCCGTCTTTCTCGATAATGTTTGCAGTCCTTACTTGAATTGCATTGCTTTCAAGTACCTCTATTTTGTCGATGATTGTTTTTTCTGTTAGTGCCATTTTATGCCGTAAAATATGTAAGTGTTCCTCTTAATTCCATTGATCCGCTACCTAAGTTTAAAATAGGTAATCCAACATGATTACCTATTCCACCATTATTTGAAATAAAATCTCCAGCAGCAGATTGATTTGTCCCTTGAAATGTTATATTATTTGTAACTATTGCAAGATTATCTAATAATACAGTTCCTTGAGGGTAGAAAGTACCTGCCCCATTAAGCAAGTTGAAAGGAAATCCTGACATTTGTAATGATCCACCTGACATTGTGTTTTTTTGAAATGAGATAAACCATGTTATAGTCACCTGCCTTCCAATTTTTGTATACCATCCATTTCTTGTACTATATGTTGGTGAACCTGTACCCCCACCTGCCGATAAAGTAGGTGTCCAAGTCCCCTCTTCATAATCATCCAAGGCATTAGCCGCTGCCGTGTCTCCGTTGAAGGTTAAGCCTGTTGAAGTAATCCTTGCGACTTCTGTGCCTCCAGATCCAGCCCATGTTTGAATTGCATTTGTTCCATCTTGCCTGATGTATAAAGCTGATTCATCTACATTACCACTATTTGAGCGATTGTCGTAAATAAAAGTTTTTGCACCTGAGCCTGATGATGTTCCTATTTGTAAACTCCCCCCCGAAGTGATACGCATTCTTTCGGTTGGAACAGAACCATTTGAAGTAGAAAATAAAATAGGTCTAGCAGTATCAGCTCTAGATGTTAAAACTAAAGTACCGAATCCATCTGAAGAACTAGCGTCTAATGCCCAAACCCCAGTATCAGGAATTCCATTTACACCTGAATAAGTACCTTGAACAAGTAATCCCTTAGAAGTCACACTACTTGAGAAGGTAGCCGCGCCTGTGGAGGATATATTCAATCTTTCAGTTCCATTTGTTTCAAAACTGAAATAACCATCACTTTCTCTATTCTGAAAAACAAATCCACTACTGCCGTTGATTAATGCAAATTGAACACCATCACCTGAAGAGTCTCCTGTAAATGTGTTTTTAAATGCAAGTCTTGTTTGAGCAGCCCCACCATTTAGAACTAATCCTAAGCC